AGCACACCAAACCATCCCAAGTAGAGACGGTTGTTGGTGCTAGTAACCCAGTCACAGAAACGCTGCCAGTTGTCAAATGGTTTTGTTAGTGTGGCTGTAGTCATTTATAAAGTGTTTAAAAAATACCTGGAATGATTTGTCCAGTAGTGATGTATGCGCCTATGGCAGCAACAAATCCAAGCATGGCTAGTTGGCCATTAGTTCTCTCGGCTTGCTCCATAAGAAAGTTCTCTTCGTTTTCGTTCATGATTTCGATAGGTGGTTCTTTTGCGAAAATGTTTTGTTTACCGTATTCGGTTATAACTGTCATTTATTTAAGAGATAGGTGATAGGCGATGATGAACTGTCAGGTCGCCATGTCTACCTAGAAACTAATATTTGATCTCTCTAGTTTCTCCATAATTGCTTGTCGATATGAAGGGTCATCTTCATACCTACGGTCTTCCATGGCTTTAACCATTTCAGCTTGACTCTTGAATGTATCACCAGCTGAGCTAGGTGGTTTACCTGTAATCAATCTCCCATCTGTTCCAACAGAATCGTTATATCTACCCATCAATGCCTGAAGTGCAAAGTAGCAAGCGAGAGGATCACCTCTATCTACTACTGTGTCGTACATCTTCTGTTCTTGATCAGATAGATTACTCTTAGCCCAACCAACAATTGTGTTGTACTTCTCTTCACCTCCAGCTGATTCCATCAGTTGTGAGATGTTCTCATCAGTTAGAGCTTGAGGTTGATTAGCATTACGATACCTTAAGTATTCCTTAGCTAGTTCTCCTGGGTTAGTAGATGCTAGTTCTTTTAATACATCATCACTAAAACCATCTTTACTATCTCTTTGTTCCCAAAGGCTATTTAATACACTGGAGTCTTTATCTTTAGACTCTTCTTCTTTGGACTCTTCAGTTGTTTCTTCTGAGACGGTTTCTTCAGTTTCATCAGATACCTCTTCTTTGGGTTCTCCTAATTTTTTTTGTAATTCTATGTAGGCGGATTCAAGATCTTCAGCATTCTTATATTTACCTGCTAGTAATTGTTCTTGCTGAGTCTCCATCTCCTCACCAACCTTAAGTGAGTCCATCTCTTCTTGAGTGAACTCAGGGTTATCGGCTGGTGTTTCATTCATTGTTAATGTCTCTGCCATTAATCTCCTTGTGGTGGTTATCCTTGTAGTTGTTGTGCTAAAGCTGGATTCTTAGTTGGGTCTTGCATAGGTGCCTTAGCTTCCTGTGCTGCTACCTTTCTCTCTTCCAGAGCCATTGCTTGTTGTTGTTGTTCTGCTTCTCTTTGCTGTATCTCTTGCATTGATGTGACAAGGTTTAATACATCAATACCTTGAGCTGCAGCTAATCGTTTAATAGCTTCTTCGGGATTAATAAACTTCATCAACGAATCTGGACCCATTGATTGAGCAATAGTCTGCAAGAACATCGTCAGACTTTCTCTGTCTTGACCACGACCTAATGCATTAACACCTGCAACAATTGTAGGTTTAACTAAGTCGTTAGGTAGACGAGGTATCTCTCCAGTCTTTTGGAATACGTTTAGCTTTCTATTTAAGTATGGAACTAGAAACTCTACAGTTAGTAATGAGTACAAGCCTCCTAACTGTTGATCCAATTCCATCTGTGTCATCCTCACTTCTTCTGCTGTAGTACGTTCACTGTTTCTGACTTGCATGATTAGGAAAGCTTCACTAAGCCTCTTCTCTAATTGCATTGCCATCTCAAACGCTGTACGGAAGTCAGCTGTTTTACCAACTTGAACCACACCTATATCATCAGGTCTACCTTGAATGATTGCTCCGTTACCAGCCGAGGCTAGTGTCTGTGGTTTGGTTGTGCTACTTGGACTAACTGTGAAGACTACTTTAGCTGCAGCTGCGCTACCCTCTACGAGAGCTTGCATTAATGCTTCAAGGGATTTTAAATCACCCATGAATTCTTCTACTCTGCCTCTTCCATAAGCTTCTCCATCAACCGTATTGAAACGTAATGGTAGCCATGGTGTAGCTGTTAATGGAGCTTTACCTTTTGAACCAGGGATAACATAATCGTAAACTTCTTGATGCCATACGACTCTATTGTTCTCACGTCTAACATGTGTATAGACATCACAGTCTTCACGGTTCATGTTAGAACTTTTATCAATGATGTCTTCAGCTTTTAGACCTAAGACTTCTTCGGGTACGATACCTTCTAATAACTTATGATTAATACATTCCTTTGTGACAATTTCAATCACGTTGCCGTTACCATCTCGCTCTAATACATAACGATTCAGCGGGAACATCTTTAAACCTTGTTGACCCATGAAGATCAATACGTTACCTGCGACAACCAAGTGCTTTATAGCTTGGTGTACGACCACACGGTCACTTGAGGCAGCGATTGATTCGAGTATGGTTCTCTCAATCTTTGCAAAGGAAAGGTCTAGTTCTGACTTGGCTTCAGGGGGTATGCCACCCTCAGCTAATGAAGAGTCATCAAGTTGTAATTTGAAGAAGCTTGTTTGCGGAGGCAGTAATGCCAACATCAGTTTTGATGCAAGTGTTACTACACCCTTAGCTCCTACGGATTGCCAAGGAGTTATTAAATTCTTAGCTCCTTTACTCTGCTCTTCCTCTCCCCTTACTAAATAAGGTAAGGTTAATTCTGTTGCTTGTTTTGCTACGTTTAAAAACTGGGAACGATCACTGGATAAACTGTCATATCTTGCTTTAGCCGTCATTGTTTTAAATGTTTAGTGTGTTTAACTTCATTGATCTTCCTAATTGACTAGTTCCGCTTCTTGTTCGACCAGATTGATACGCTCTTGATCTTCTTATCTTCACACCTTGAGCACTATCATCTAATGTCTTGTAGTTAAGTGAGGAAGATATATCTGATAACCTCCTATCAAAGTCTGCTTTATTTCTAGCCTGTTCTCTGGTGAATCTGCTTTCAGAATCGGAAAGTCTACCAGACCAAGTAGTGTCTAAATCACTAATAGCTTTCTGCCTTGCGTCAGTTAATTCACTTCTTAAACTTACATCACCTGCAACGGATGCTTCTCTAGCACTAGCTACATCTGCAGCAGATTTCTCTCTAGCTCCAGCTATACCTAAAGCAGCTTCAGACCTAGCTCCAGCTATACCTGCAGCAGCATCTGACCTAGCTCCAGCTATACCTGAAGCAGCTTCTGACCTAGCTCCAGCTATACCTGAAGCAGCTTCTGACCTAGCTCCAGCTATACCTGAAGCAGCTTCTGATCTTGCACTAGCTACATCTGCAGCAGTAGAAGTTCTTAAACCAGCTAGACCTGCAGCAGCATCTGATCTAGCACTAGCTACATCTGCAGCAGCGTCTGTCCTTAAACCAGCTAAACCTAAAGCAGCATCAGATCTTGCGCCAGCTAAACCTAAAGCAGCATCAGATCTTGCGCCAGCTAAATCTGACTTAAATGATTTTTCAATTCCTAATATGTCTCGTGCTGTAGAACTGCCTAGATCTCCTAAACGTTTAGTGAAGTCAGTACCTAAGTCTCCTACTGTGTCACTAAAAGCACTTCTTACATTATCTAAATTAGTAGCAGCATCAGTTTTATAATCACCAAAGGATTCTCTCAAGGCTTCTAGTTGTTGTGATGTGGTACCAAGACCTGATGTTAAAGCGGCAATACCTGAATCTAAATCTCCAGATTTTGTAAACAACTTACTTATATCACCACCTAAAGAAGATTGTAAATCTCCTAGTCTTTGATCATAAGTATCTGATAAATCAAATACCTGCTTACCGAACTCATGTCTTAAGTTACCTGCTAGAGCTTCTGTATCAGATAATCTATCCTTATCTATTTTCTCTCTAAGCTCAAGTAGGTCAGCAGCTCGATCTCTACCCATAGTGTCTTGTAGATTTTTTAAAGCTTCTCCTCTACCAGTCTCTAAGATACCTTTCAAGTCGGTTAGATCACCTCTACGATCACCAGCTATTGAAGTCTCTAAGTCACTAAGATCTGTACCTATTCGACCTTCTAATCCACCAAGATCTAAATCTTTCAGCCAATCAACATTACTACTTAGACCAGCAAATTTATTAGTCAGCTTACTTAAGTCACCGCCAACAGCAGCTATATCTTGATTGACCTGACTTAAATCTAAAGTAGGTATATCTGCACCCCATTCACCACGTAATGTATCTTTTAAAGCACCAAGTCTTTCAGTCATACGAGTATTAAAGTCGCTGGTCTTCATATAACCTTCAAGATCTGGAGGACCAGGCAGGTTATCTAATGTTAGAAAACCTTTCTTTGCAAGATCCTCATCGGTCAGATAACCAGAAAGATCTGGACCACCTAACGTACCTTTTACTACTGGAAGGTTAGTGTTTACTCCTGATGGAGTTGCTGGTGTATTAACTAGATCGCTTTTCGTTGCAAAATTATATTTTTGTAAAAGATTATCTAGGGTTGAACCTATATCAGGTACATCAGATACTTGAGTAGTTGTATTCCAGTTATCTATTATAGTTTCAAGTGCTCTAAGATCAGCTGTGTTTGCATCAGTACGTGTGTTGATACCTTGGATTTCTTCAAGCCGATCCCGATTGAATTGTTCTAATCTTCCAATCTCACTCATCCTGTCTCGGTTCCAAGATTCTAGAGATCCAATCTCGGTCATCCTGTCTTTGTTCCAATCAGTAAGATTGTCTAACCTAGAAGTATCAGTATTACCACCTAATTTATCCCACTGAACATTTGAAAGGAAGTTCTCAATGTTACCAATAGCTGACTGTTGCCAACTGTTCGTTTCCTCATTGACGTCCCATATCGGTCCTTTATACGGGCTATGCTTAGTATATCCAGTAGCCATTTATCCTTCCTCTATTTTATTTTTTATCCACTCCACAACTGATCGTTGACCAGAGCGATACATAATTTTTTCCATTGATTCATCGGGAGTAGGGTT